CATCGCCAGGACGGAAATTATCAGGGCCAGGAACGTGGGCCAAATGCAGGCGTGGAACGTCACCCAGCAACAGGGGCTTTTAGATCAGAGATACACTAAGAGGCGTTGGGTCTCCGCGGTCAGAAGCCCCAGGACCTGCAAAATCTGCATCTCTCTGGACCTCACCAGCAAGAAAAAGCCAATTCCCATGAATGGCTCCTACACCATCACCAAGCCCAAAAACCTCACCATCAAAATGCCCCCCGCTCACCCACAATGCAGATGCTCCCAGGCTTTGGTCTTTGAGCTCCCTGGCAAGAAGCCAGTCACTGCGGGCCCAGGACTTCCCGGAACCATCCCCCCCAGAATGGTCCCCCTCTCCCAAATGACCCCTTCAGCACTTCATGCCGCCACCGTAGGGGCTGCGGCTGCCATGGCAGTGGGGCCCATGACCACAGAGGAGCTAAGCGCGGGCCTGGTGGATTCCTTTTGGGGGACAGAGGAAGAATTCTGATGCCCTTCCCGAATGAGCACGCAGCCCGGCAGGCAGACCCCAAGCAATTCTCCAGCTTCAGGCGCAAGCCGATGAAGGGAGAGAAGGGGATTTCCATCATCCTCGGGCTGAAAGACGGAAAATCTGAGATCCAATCCCTAAGATTTGACCGGAAACAATGGACGCCCAGGAGCGCAAAAAAATGGCTAAGGGATCACAGTTTCAAAACCGCAGGTTTCGAGCCTGCAGGTGAGGAGAGCCCCGTGGATAAATGGCAGAAAACGATAAGTATTGAAAAGATAGATCAAGAGCAGCAATTGGTTTTTGGTTGGTTGTACGTTTGCAAAACGCAAGACGGTGACAAGGTGGTGGACCATTCCGGGGAGACAATTGCCATAGATGAGCTTGAAAAGGCTACATATAATTTCGCATTGAAATCACGGCAAGCTGGACAAATGCACGAGCGAATTGGTATCGGTAGGCTTGTGGAAGTTTGCGTCTTCACACCAGAGAAGAGAGAAGCCATGCGCATCCCTGAAGGGATCGTGCCCGATGGCGCCTGGGTAGGATTCAAGATTGACGATCCTGAAGCTTGGGAAGGTGTGAAGTCTGGCAGGTTCAAGATGTTCTCCCTGGGTGGGAAAGCCATCAGGAGAGAATTGGAGGATCAAGGATGAATGAAGCCACTTCAATCCTGGAAGATCTCACCATTGAAGAGGGGTCCCTGGTGGATAAGGGGGACAACCCAGAAGCCCACATCCAACTCTTCAAAATGAAGGAAGAGGAAAAGAAAGAGGAGCCCCAGGAGATGGGGTTTTTCGCCAAGCTGCGGCAGTGGGTGGGCCTGGAAAAGGGGGAATACCTGGAAGAGGCCAGGACCATGGACGAGATTTTGACCGAAAGGGATTACCTCAAAGAGTTCCACAAATTGCGGGACGCATTTTCTGAAAGCGTTGGTTCAATCCTCGACCATTCTCATGGCGAGGAGATGGCCCAAAAGCTCCAGGAGACAGTGGAGCAATTCACCAATTCAGCCCGTGATCTTGCGGGCCAAATGACCAAGGGAAACCAAGAGGCAGAAAAGCGCCTTTTTGGAATTCTCTCTGATCTCCAAAATTCGGTTGATGGCGATGATGCGATCAGCCGCAAGGGGTTTGCCAAGGCGGCCATTGAATTGGGTTCATTCCAAATTGATGAGCAAGAAGCAGATCTTCCCATGGAAGGAAAGGAAACAGAAAAGATGGAAAATCAAGAAAGCCCGGCGGTGGTTCTTCCAACGGAAGATCAACCCCAAGAGGCAGCAAAGACTGCCGACATTCAGAAGCAAATGGACGCGATGAAAGGCGAGCTGGAAGCAGCACGCCAAACCATCACAAAGATGGAAGAGGAGCGCTCTGCGGCTCAATATCTCGCCAAGGCCCGGGACCTCAAAACCCCCGGCGTTGACGTGAATGATCTGGCCGTCATTCTCCAGAAGGCGGACAGCCAAGATCCAGAATTCGGCTCCAAGGTTTTGGAAGTGATCAAGGGCCTAACCACCCAGATCCAGACCAGCGAAAACCTGCTTTTCAAGAGCATGGGATCGGTGGGAACGTCTGACCCGAATTCCCCGGCTGCCCGGCTGGAATCCATCGCCAAGGAAATTCAAACGGCTGAAAAGATGAGCTTTGCCAAGGCTTACGATGAGGCCATGAGCAGAAACCCACAACTCGCCTCTGATGCGATCCAGGGATAGGTGAAAAAATGAGCGTTTTCGAAAACCCAATTCTTGTGACATCGCTTCCTGCAGGGGTGGATCTCTCCTCCAGCCAGTATTTTGTGATTACAAATGCGGCGGGAGATGCAGATCTTTCCGCGGTTGCAGACATCCCCGCGGGTCTTCTGCAAAACAACCCAACAGCAACGGGGACCGCCAGCATTATGCAGGTGGGGATCTCCCGGGCTGTGGCGGGCGCTGCCATCTCCCTGAATGATGCGGTTGCGTCTGATGCCAATGGTAAGCTGCGCACCGCCCAAGCTGGGGACACTCCCCTGGGGCGAGCTCTTGAGGCCGCAGCGGCTGATGGGGACATTGTTTCAGTACTTCTCAACATTGCAGGCGCGGCCCTCTAAGGGCGTCCGTAAAAGGAGCATAAAAAATGCCAAATCCCACAGTTTCGGACGTCCATGTAAACCGTCCACTAACCAACGTGATGATCGCCTGGGCCCAGCGGCCTGGAGCGTTCGCATACAATTCGGTTTTCCCCCAGGTTCCTGTCTCCAGGAAATCAGATTCCTACTTTGTATGGGATCGCGCTGATTTCTTCCGTGACATGGCCCTGGAGATGGGCCCAGGTGCTGCGGCGCCGGTGGGGGTCAAACGACTCTCCACCGACTCCTACAATTGCACCGTTTACGGCTACGCGGAAAACATCGCAGACCAGGAGCGTGCAAACGCAGACGCCCCATTGGATCTGGACCGTGCGGCAACCCGCAGCATCACCCACAAATTGATGTTGCGGATGGAGAAGAAATGGGTAACCGATTTCTTTTCAACTGGCGTTTGGACTGGCGCGACCACCGGGACAGACTTGGTTGGTGGCGTTGACTTCACCAAGTTTGCGGCACCCTCCACCGGCACCCCCGTGACTGTGATCCGGGAGCAGATCTTTCAATTGATGAAATTGGGAGTGGACCCCAGTGGAATGACCCTGACAATTGGCGCGGACGTCTATGAGGTCCTCCTGGACCACAATGACTTCCTGGAGCGCTATGAGCAGGTGCAGGCTGCGATCCTAAATGAGCAGCTTATGGCTGCAGTTTTGGGGATTGGAAAAGTGGTTGTTCCGCGTTCGGTTGAAAATACCGCAGCGGAAGGCGCCACCCCCACCAATGCATTCCTGCATGGTGATAACATGCTGCTCTCCTGGGCTCCCTCTGCAGCGTCCCTTGATGAGCCGTCTGCGGGTTACACCTACGTCTGGAGCGGTCTGACTGGCTCAGCCAATGCGGGAATGCGGATCCTCCGCTTCCGCGATGACATGCACCACTCCGACCACATTGAAGGCCAAATTGCCTGCGATCCAAAAGCAACCGCCCCAGAGCTGGGTGTGTTCTTTTCTGATTGCATCTAATAATAAGCGGGGACGCTGGGCGGCTGGCGTCCCCGCTATTTTCTCCAGGGTGACAGAGATGGCGAAGCGGAGACGTTTGCGGGATCTGAGAGTCCTTCCCACCGACACCACGGGGGCGGCTCTAACAATTGGGCGGACCATTACGCTGGCCGGGAAAACCTACCAGCCAGGGGACGCCCCGCCGGATAACATTCGGGACGATCCCGGCCTGGGGTCAATGTTGCGCAAGGGGTATCTGCTTTCTAGCGTCCCCCTCAACACCAGAGACATCAGGCCAACCCCGGAACAGAAAAAACCGATCAAAATCCAGAAACCGGTGGAAAAGCCCACGGATGAAACCGCGACCAATGGGGAATTGTCCATGCTGCGGGATCTGTCCATTGAAGACAGCCCCGGCCGCATCAGGGCAGCCCTGGACGTTGCAGGCGTGGAGTACCCGCCGCAGGCCAAAAGGAAAACTCTCCTGGCGATCAGAGACCAAGCGATCAGGGGTGAGTGATGCCGAGCGCCGCTGATTTCAATTACTCCCATGCACCAGACCCTTCCGATCCCATTTCCATGGTTCGGTTTCTGGTTGGGGATGTTGACGCCAGCAACCCGATCCTCACAGATTCTGAGATCCAGGCCCTGGTCAGCCTTCAGCCGATCATTTCATTTGCCGCAGCATCAGCAGCGGACACGATAGCGGCCCGCTTCTCCATCCAGGTGGACACCGCAATTGGAAAAACCAAAGTTTCCCTCTCTCAGCGGTCTGCCCACTTCACCAAGCTGGCCAACCGTCTCCGCAAAACTGCGGGAGACCTGCCGGGCGGAGATGGGACCGGCGTCCCCACCGTCAACATGGTGGTGAGCGGTCTGTCCATCAGCCAAAATGCAGCCATGGCGTCAGACACAGACCGGGTGCAGCCATCCTTCACCATTGGGATGGATGACGATCCTGGTTCCTACCCCAACAGCAGCGACTTTGACCGCTACGGGGGGGACTGATGGACCCCGCTCTCAAGGTGATGCTGACACAGACCATCAACGTGGCCCAGGTGGCGTCATATTCTGCCAGCGGGACGGAAGTCCTGGGATCTCCCGCTCAGGTGGCGGCCTATGTGGAAATTTCAGAGCAGATCATCCCTACCAATAACGGGAGCGAGGAAAAAACCACGCACCTGGTGATCACGGAAAATGAGATCACAATTGACGACAGGATCTGGCTGCCTGGCCTGGACCCTTCCAATGATGCGGACAGCCGCCAGCCAAAGCTGGTTGGGGTTTTCAATACGGTGGACGGCGCAATTGATCACTATGAGGTTTTGATCTGATGGCAGGATCCACCGGACTCCTGATGAAAGGATTATCCAAAACCCTGGGCGGTATGGATATGTCCCAGGAGAAGATCCGCAAGGCCTATAGCAAGGCCCTGACCATGGAGGCAGAGGAGCTGATGGCAGAAAGCCAGGAGCAGGTCCCAGTGGATAAGGGCTTCCTGAAGAATAGCAAATTCGTCAAAACGCATTTCACCGCAAAGCGCGGGGACATCAGAATTGTGCTTGGCTACGATATTGAATACGCCACAGAGGTCCACAATACAAACAAGAATTATCGGCACGGTAAGTGGAAATATCTGACCGATCCCCTCCAATCCCGAT